ATTAAAAAGTAATATTTATGGAAAAACAGGTAACAAAAAAATACATAAACAAAAATATACTAATTATCCCAATAGTATTTTAAAAATCAAAAGTGAACATAATGTAAACAAACATCCTACCCAAAAACCTGTTGCCTTATTTGAATACCTAATCAAAACTTACACTAATAAAGGTGATTTAGTTTTAGATAATTGTGCAGGTTCAGGAACGACAGGGGTAGCTTGTAGAAACTTAGATAGGAATTACATATTAATTGAGAAAGAAAAGAAGTATGTAGAAATAGCCAGAAGGCGTATATCGGCTATTCCAGAATTATTATTCGTATAGGTGAATTATGCAAGTAAAGTTTGAAGCACTTATAAAAGAATTGAAAATAAAATCTTTAGTCAGTTTAGATAAAGAGGCACGGTTGGTATTACAGTTTCAACCTACTGACGATATTTTAAATAAGCTAAATAGGATACATAAACCAGATGAATTAGTTAAAGTGGTGGTGAGTGATGAAAGAGACACTTAGACATAAAGAAATATTTGAATTATATTATGCAATGGAAGATAAGAGGAGCTTATCTAAATTAAGAAAAAAATTAATGTCCCCAGAATGTCCTTTAAATGCCCCCAGTTTAAAAACTTTAAAAAGATGGAGTAAAGCATTTAACTGGCAAGACCGTATCGAATTGAGGGATATTGATAACGGTAAAAAATTAGAAGCTAAAACTGATAAGGCAGTTGTAAATTCAAAAGCTGACTATCGAGCATTAATTAGAAAGACTGTTGACCTTTATAAAAAAAAGTTAGATGATGGTAAAATTATAATTAGTCGACCGCAAGACCTTGATATACTTGCCAAACTTGACCTTACTTTGATGGGCGAGGCTACCGAAGGAATGGAAATTAAAGTAAAGTTGCCAAAAGATTTAGAGGAGTAAAATGTCGGTAGTTGATTTAACTGACTTGAAACAATTATCAAATCCTAAATATTATTCGTTATTCAGTAACAAAGATAGATATTTAGTTTTATATGGCGGTGCAGGCGGTGGTAAAAGCTGGTTCGTTTGCGAAAAGATTATAATAAGAACCTTAAAAGAAAAAGGTAATAGATTTTTAGTTATTCGTAAAGTAGCCAGGACACTACGGCGGTCAGTCTTTCAGCTATTCAGAGATTATATTATCCGATGGGGACTAACAAGTTTATTTACCGTTAATAAAACTGATATGACGATTGAATGTAAGAACGGCAATATAATATATTTTGCTGGGGTAGATGACCCAGAGAAGTTAAAATCCATTGAGGGTATAACATCAATATGGATAGAAGAAGCCACTGAATTAAATTTAGAGGATTTTGAAGAAATAGACAGAAGGTTAAGAGGTAAGAATGTAAATTATAAGCAAATAATATTAACCTATAATCCGATATTAAATACTAACTGGACTTATAAAAGATTTTTTGAAGGCAGTAATAAAAATACTACTATTATCAGGACTACCTATAAAGACAATAAATTTATTGATGAGAATTATAAACAGCTACTTGAAGGCTATAAAGGCAATACCCGAACCGTTTACACTTTAGGACAGTATGGACAGCTTGAGAATGCTATTTATACTAACTGGCAGATGATAGACGATAAAGACTTCCCAGATAGTGATGAGGCTATATATGGGCTTGACTTCGGTTTTATAGCACCGAATGCACTGGTTAAGATAGTAGTAGATATGGAGGAAAAGAAGATATACCTGCACGAGGAGATATACAAGACCCGACAAACTACAGCAATGCTGGCTACTGATATGGAAGATTTGGGATTGAAGGATAAAAAGATAATAGCCGATAGCGAAGCTCCTGAAAAAATAGAGGAATTAAAAGGTTATGGCTTTAGCTATATTGAAGGTGCTAATAAAGGTAAGGGGTCAGTTATTGCTGGGATAGATTTTATAAATCAATTTACGTTGTATATAACTAAAAGCAGTACCAATATAAAAAAGGAAGCTGAAGGCTACCAACGGCATAAAGACAAGGATGGCAATATATATGAACAGCCAGAAAAGGGAATGGATCATTTAATGGACGCTTTCCGATATCCGATGTATACAGTTTATTATTTAGAGAGCGCTTAATTATCTATGATATATTATAATATGTATAGTTAAAATTAAATAAAATGAGAACGCCATTGAGCGTCTTTGAGATGTTTAACCGACATTTTAGAGACGCTTTTTTTATTTTATACATGAAAGGGGTGATTCAATATAAAAATAACATTACCTTTTATAGACCGAACCCTCGATATATCCATCCCTAAATCTACTGGTCGAGACGTCAACAATGAGAGTTATTGGGATGGTTCATTCGTTGATATATTTTCCACTGGTGGAAATAAAAATTCCACAGAACAGCTAAAAGCCTATCAGGGATGGACAGGCGACTGCGTATCTCTAATAGCTGAACGGTGTGCTTCTATCCCGCTTCGGCTCTACAAAGATAATGAGCTTATCGAGAAACATCCCTTCTATGAATTACTACAAACCTGGAATCCTTTCACGACCAAATTTGAAGGCAAGGAATTATTACAGATATATTTAGATTTAACTGGCGAGTGCTATATTTATATTGTCAAAGATAGTATAGGTAGACCACGTGAATTCTATTTTAGGCAACCTGATAAGATGACCCCAGTAGTGAAAGATGGAATAATAGACCATTACATTGAGCGGGTTGGTCTATCCGAGAAGCGATACGAGACGAAGGATATATTATATTTTAAATATCCGAGTCCTACTAATCCATACAGGGGGGCAAGTCCTGTCCAACGAAAAGCCTATGCTTACGACACGGATAAATATAATATGATATATCAGCTAAATGTATTTAAAAATGGAGTGCATTTAAAGCAGGTATTAGAAAGCGAAAAAAATATCCCACCTGACCAGGTAAAGAAAATCTTAACATTATTTGACCAAACCTATGGCGGTGCAGAAAAGGCACACAAAACAGGTGCTTTAGTTGGCGGTATGACCTTAAAGACTGTAGGCGTATCTAATAAAGATATGGAATTTATGTTACTTGCTGAATGGACTATGCGACAGCTTGCCAGTGCTTACCATACCCCACCGCAAAAGCTATCACATCCAGAGAATACTAATCTGGCTAACATGACTGCACTCGATACAGCTTGGAATAGAGAATGTATATTACCACGTTTAGTCAGGCAGGAAGAATTGCTTAATACTTTCCTATTGCCGATGTATGGGGATAAAGGGCTGTATTGCAAATATGATAACCCAGTCCCTGTTGATAATGAGTTTAGATTGAAGCAGAGGGAAAGTAATCTTAAAAATTATGTAATCAGTCCTAATGAGGCAAGGGTTGAAGATGGGCTTGATGAGGCTGAATGGGGTAAGCTACCACTTGCACCGTTTAGTATTGCACCTTTGGATGTGAATAAACCTGTCGAACCAGAGCCTAAACCAGAGCCGAGTAAGACAGTTAAGGCTATCAAGGCGGTTAAATATACTGCTGAATATAAGAAACAATTTTGGGAATTATTTATTAAACGAATTACTCCTCATGAAAACGAATTTAAACGAGGTATAGTGAGATTATTTCAGGAACAAGAATTGAGAGCTTTAAGGGCTTTGCGAAAAGGCAAATCAATTAAGAAAGATGTCGATGACGTGCTTTCTATCACACATGATGAAAAAGAAATAATGAAGTTTACAGAATTTGCCTTACCACGAATAACCGAGATGGTAAAAATAAATGGCGAGGCTGCTATGGCTGAATTGGGCGTAGAAATAGCTTTTGATATAACCAACCCTAAAGTTATTAAATGGATAAAAGATAGGTGCGGTTTGCTTATCAAATCTATTAGCGATACGACCCTTGAAAAGCTACGGAAAACATTAACCGAAGGGGTGGCTAATGGCGAAAGTATACCTAATTTAGCAGATAGAATTGGTATTGTATATGATGAGGCAAAGGGAAGCAGGGCAGTGAAGATAGCCAGGACTGAAACTATTAACGCAAGTAATAGTGGAGCTTTAGAAGCATATAAGCAGTCAGGCGTAGTTGAGAAAAAAGAATGGCTTGCCACTATGGATGACAGGGTAAGAGATGAACACGCCGCTATGAATGGCGAAATTGTTGATATAGATAAACCGTTTTCAAATGGTGAAATGTATCCCGGTGACGTGAATTGTCGTTGCACCGTCTTGCCGGTTATAAAAGATTAAATAATTAAAAGAGGTGATTAATAAATGCCAAAAGAATTAATACTTAAACAATTCGAGAGTGAAGTAAAGGAAATCAAAGGTGAGCGTGCCTTGAACGTTACGATAACCACTAATGACGTTGATAGGTCAGGCGATATAGTTGAGCCAAAAGGGGCGAAATTGACTAATTTTAGAAAAAATCCTGTAGTGTTGATGGCACACGATTATCAGGGCTTGCCTATCGGGAAGGCAAGTGACCTAACTAAAACCGATAATGGTATAACAGCTAAAGTAACATTCCCCGAAGAAGGCACATATCCGCTTGCCGATACAGTCTATAACTTATATAAACAGAAGTTTATGAAAGCTTGGAGTATCGGGTTTATACCTATTAAGAGTGAAGAAATTAACGCAGACGATGATGAGGATAAAAAAAGTATGTTTGGCGGTAGGCGATACAAGGCTTGGGAGTTGTTAGAATTTTCAGCCTGTGCCGTGCCTGCAAATCCTCATGCTTTGACTAATATGTTAAGCAAGGGAATTGATGTTGAGCTGTTAAAAGAAGAAGGGTTTATTGAGATTGTAGAAGAAGTGAAAGATGTAACAAAACCTGATGTAACATTTAAAAAAGCTGATGGGGTAGCGGTAGATAAAATTGCTAATGATGACCCAAGACTTTTAGTGCCTATAGATGTAACAAGAAAAATGGTTGAAGAAATAGAAGAAGATGATGAGGTAAAAGATAAAGAGCCAGAGGAAACTAAATTAGATATTAAAGAGGTATTCCCTAATTTAGAATTTGATAAAGATAATGATAAATTTACAATTGACGGTGATGAAATAGTTGATAGGTTATATGAATTAACCAAA